GGCAGGAGGAGTGGCAGCCCGAGGGCGGCCATCAGCGACTGCTTGACGGCTTCCTCAAAGGCTGCAGCTGCGAAGACCATGGCTAGTGGTGCTACGCGGGTTGGTGTGTGGCTGGCCAGCCACATGAAAGGGGCGCGAACAGCGCCCAGGACGGCGGAAAACCCGCAGTCGATGAACTTCCACCCTCCAGTGCTGCGGACGACCTCCTCGACTTCATTGGCCGGCATTCCCATTTCAGGGGTTGGGAGCGGCGTGCCGAAGGAGGCACGGACGTCGGTGTCCACAATCTTGCTGAGGATGGCACTGTTGAAGAGACAGTCAAAAGGTGCGTCCGAGAGGGCCTCTGCAAGCAACTGCTCTTCACGCTCAATGACGTCACGAGTGAGGCCATAGCGTCTGTAGAAGTATGCCCACGTGCTGTCGTTTGGCAGGATCTTAGTGCCCTTGCCTGGCCGGATGCGCTGGACACTGCTCCACTGTTCCTCGACTATGCGGTGGAGGAGCCCCTGCGAGTGGTGGTGGGGGTCGTCGCGGGCGTGGCTGACCTCAGCGCCATAGCGCTCGAGGATCTCCTTGTTGTGGAAGCGCCCCTCGTCGAGTCGCTCTTCTAACAACTCGATGCGCTCCACAAGTTGCATGATGTGCCAGGTGCGTTGCACGATGGCGGGCCCGCGAGAGTCGGCTTGTTTGCCGAGGAGCTGGGCCACGGCGAACTTGAGTTCCGCAATCTCGCTTCGTGCGGTCACGAACTCAGAGTTGGCCGGGAGTGGGCAGTGCTTCCTGCTATGCCCACAGATGACGCGGACAAATGGGAAGTTCCCAATGTCGCGCTCCAATCCCACCGCGACTGCGTACGCCTGGAGCCGGCGCGTAACCTCGCCGCGAGGTTTGAGGCCCCAGCCCATCCTGGTGAGGATCCTGCCCAGTTTGGGGACAAGTGCGATGGAATCACGGTGTGAGACGCCATTCGCGTCATCTCGCTCCACCTTGACTGGGACGAAGAGCTTGGACAGGAAGTCGGCAGTGGTGGCATCTAGGTGGAAGAAGCCCTCGGGGACAAACCCTGCGCTCACATAGGTGCGCATGACGCACTTCGCGACGATGGGCGCGAAGTGTTGGCTGGTGAAGACTACCATGTCATCCCCCATCACCGCACCCCACATGATGTCCTCCAATTCGACCTCTAGGCCTTTCTTGCGCAGTTCATCCTGCGCGTCCTTGCAGCTCGCATCAAGAACCAGGCCCATGAGGGCACTGTTGCCGACGCTGGTGGTGGGCATCCCCGACCTCACGTTCCAGCTCATGTCCGCATCGATACAGTATCCCCTGGTCCTGCTCTTGTTCTGACCACCGACGGGGAAGTTCTCGACCTTGATGCGGTAGCCGGTTTGGCTCTTGATGTAGAGCTTGAGAACGTCTTGGGAGATGCCAAGTTTTCGCATGATGCGGAACTGGCACCTGTTGGCGGCCTCGTTCACGGTCGAGTCGTACCTGGAAGCGTCAGTGACGACGGCGCATGCAGGCACCAGTCCGCCGAACTTACGCATTGCCTTGTCTACCCATGCGCCAATATCCTCCGAGGCAAGCCCACCGGCATAGATCAGCCTGGGGTGGGTTGCGGGGTTCCAGATCTTGGTCAGGTACTTGCTCCAGGCCACTGCAAAGGGACTGGCGCCCAACTGCAGTGCACCACTGCTGGGCTGGATGAGCCTGGGAGTGGCACTCGAGAAGTTCTGGCTGGGTGCCGTCGAGTTCTGTTCGCGCTTGAGGAAAGCGACGGAGACGGAAACCAGCTGGTGGAACTGGGTGAGGTGCTCCACGGAGCACTTACGGAGGATCATGGCCTGCTTGTCCTCCGGAAAGGCCTTGAGCCAGTCCGCCACGCTCATGACCTTGAGCAGCTGCTCAGGGATGCTGTCCAGGCAGATGGACTCCCAAAAGGCTGCAACATGCTCTGGGTGTCTGTCGGACGGTGTCTGTTGGCAGACGCGGCCTCGAATGGCCAGCCAGGCATTGCCGGCGCTCTTTCTTGCGTTCCAAGGGAAGCTTCCCCCGAACGCGGCGCCGACGGACGCCACTCCAATCCCGACTTTGCTCGGGAGGTACACGGCAGGGGGTAGGCCGTGTTCGTTCAAGCCCCGGAAGGTGACGCGATCTGACATGGGAGGGAGTAGGCTGGTGAGTGCCTTATTGTCATGAGGTTGGGGCTTGTTCATACCCACAACCTCAGCGAAGTCAATGTCGTCGATCACGATGCACGCCCCGGTGTGCATGGCAGTGGGCTCATTGGCGGGAACTGGGAGCCGGCGTTTGCACTCAGAGTGGGGGAGTTGGATGCACCAGAAGGGCTTACCCTCGACCAACTGCTTGCCGGAAGGCCCGAGGAGCTCTTTGGTCGGTGGGACCTCAATGGAGCGCGTGTCGCGCTTGCGCTGCTTGGGCTTCTTCCCATCAACTTGGGCGCCCAGTTCTGCCGCCAGCAGCTTCGCAGCCTTCCCCGACACCTCATTACCGCTGTGGATGATGCGGTAGAGCACATCACTGAGGATCGGACCGGGCCTGACCTTGCCATGGACCACACGCTTCGCATCAGCGATGTGTTTGTCCATGGCAATGAGCGTGATGCTCATGTCCTCGGCCAGCTCCCGGTGGAGGCCGTCAATGGTGATGGGGGCATCAACGCCATGCGCGATGTAGGCGGTGTTGGTGGTGTGCCCAGCGCCAGCATGCCCCTCCTCCAAAGCCTTCGCGTCAAGCTTGAACTGCTCTTGGGCACGCCTCACGTGGCCAACAAGGTTCGCGGTCTTGACGAAGGCGTTGAAGGTTTTGGGGAAGACCTTGCTCCGTCCGGGTGTGTGGAGCCCAATGGCATCCACCTCAGAGCTGTTGATCTTGGGGGGGTAGAGCTGGTGGACCATTGCCTGCACCACGTCTCGGCTGCGCACCACACGGCCGCTGTCAGTGATGGCAGTCGGGATGTTCGCGGCCCTCATGACGCCCTCGATGGAGTTGCGCACGCTTTCGGCGCC